GTTTTACATCCACATCGCCCCAGTCGTAGGCTTTGCCGTTTACTTTGATGCTCATAGCTGCGCCGCCTCCTTTCCTTATGCGTTGGCCGGGGCGCGGCCCAGGTCAATCTCGATCTCCCGGATGTACCCGCGGGACAGATACCGGATTTTGACGCGCATGGTCTCATCTTCCAGGAAGGTCTTTTCGTGCCCGTCCAGGACGATGATTTCATAGGCGTTGATTTCCTTATGGTCCACCATGCGGTCCAGGGGCGCGGCGATGAATTTCGCGCGCGCTTCCAGCTCCCCCTGGATATCTTCCAGGTCAATGTCGTCGTTTTTGAATGACAGGGCCTTCTTCCGGGTTTCCCGGACGATCTTGTTTCGGACCCGCACATCCTCCGCGTAACGGTAATCGCTGTTGTCCGGGCACATCATCTTTGTGTGGTAGACATAAAGACCATCCAGCCCGTCGTATTTCCGGAAGGTCAGGTAGCCCGCCACATCCAGAATTTCAATGATGGAATCGTCATACCCGGCGGGCAGCAGCTCCGCCAGCAGCGTCTCCGAAAATCCATACCCCTCCTCCGGCTGCGTCTTGCCGATGGAGACCTGAACAGGGGCCATAGCGTAGCGGCCCGATACCAACCCAGCAAGATTTGCCGTCTGCGTGGACCCGTCCAGCCGAACCAGACGCCCCCAGGCGGCGCAGACCTGGATATCAGTATTTCGGATTTTCTTCCGGTCCGCCGCCATCTGGAACGCCCAGTCATGCAAACTGCCGTCCTCATCCGCCGTGGGGAACGCGGCTTCCAGAAGAACGAAGGCGGGCTTGTGACAGACGTTCATAAGCTCCTTCTGCGCTTCGCTCACCGCCTGCCAGAGCGGGTAGCTGCTGCCGCCCACAATATGGATGAACTCAAATTCCTGCGTAAAAGTTTTCAGTTTGTCCAACGCCGCAAGAACGTCCCCATTGGTCATGGCGGGCGCGGCGGGGGAAAAGCGGAGGGGTCGCCTGCCAGGAACGAACTGGGCGGCTGGGCTTCCTCCGACGCCTCCGCAAATTGGAGCGTCAGCCCTGTCCCCTCCAATGTATAGGTCCCGGAGACAGGTACGGTGATCTCATCGGAAAAGCTGTGCCCGCCGTTGATGGAAAAGCGGAAGGCGGCAGTATTCAGGCCGCCCTGTGCAGTGATTTCCACTGCCGCCTCGAAGGCATTGGCGGGGGACCCCTCCACGGTCAGACTGCCGCTGCCGCCGCCCGTCTTTTGCACCTGGGAAACCGTACCCGGCGTAGAGGCGGCGACGGGAAAGCAGAAGATGCGTGCCGCACCGCCCTGCACGGCGTCCATGGCGGCGTCCGCCAGCGGGGACAGACCCAGACGCTGCTGGATTTTCGCCGCGTCCATGTCGCCCGTTATCACGACCGGCGCACCGGATACGACCGGCGAGGCCCCAATCTTCACGCTCAGGCCGTCGCCGGTGGGCGTGGAAAAGCCCAGCAGGCCGTCGCGGATAATGTGTTTCACATCCCGCAGCATGGTGTCACACTCCCTTTCTCTGCCGTGCGTGCATCGGCGCTCCGGTAAAACTTGCCACGGCCCGGAGGAAATCCGTCTCCGTCATGGCCCGTCCGGGTTTCCAGCCGTTGGCCGCGCATACTCCCGCATATATGGGCTGCGGAATTTTATGACGTGTTCGCAGCGTTTCCATACTCAGCAGCTCCGGCCCCGGCGCGAAATCCGCTTTGTTCTGTTTATTTGCCATATTCCGGCTCCTTTCCGTTTTCCTTTTCGATCTCTACCAGTTCCACGCGGGACAGCGGCGCGAAGTCCGTATCCCGGTAGACGCCGCCGTGGAAGGTAACAGCCGCCTGAACGGCCACCTTGGCCTTGAGAATGGAATCGTCCTCGTCCACCCATTCCGCGCCGTCCACGGTAATCGGGATATAATTCCCCGCCGCATAGATGCCGGAATCCAGGGCGGAAATAAAGGCGTCAAAGATCGCCTCCACGGCGTCGTCCGTATAGTCGCCAATGATCACGGTAAACGTGAGGGCCCGGTCGAAGACCTTTCGCCGCTTGTGCTTCGCGCCCGCTTCATCCCGGAATTGCTTCTTAGAGCCGTTCCGGGTGTAGGCTTCGCGCTCAAACAGAACCGCGCCGATGTGAGAGTCCCGGCACTCCCTCAGCTTCTTCCACGTGGTATAGGGATTTGTCCGGACGCCTGCGGCCTTGATCTTTTCCAGCAGGTACTGTTTTGCTTCCGTATAGAGCATGGTCAATCTTCCCTTCCGATGAAGTCCTCCACCGTGGCCTTCATCTCCCGCATATCGTCCTCCGACAAACCCAGGAAGGGGCGGGCAGGAATGGAAACGCGGACCTGTTTCTTGGATACCCACCGCCCGTTTATCTGGAACCGGAGCGCCTTTTTCCGCCGCGCCCGGATGGTCCGTCCTGGTTCCCCGAATTGGTGTGTGGCGGCATATTTGACGTTGGTTCCCACGGCAAAGCCGGACGCGTCCGAATAGGAGTGGATGGAGTTACGCAGCTGCGCCGTTTTCACCAGCGTCTGCCCGCCCTCCTGCGCCGCCCGGATGGAGGTACGCCAGCGCCGTCCGTCCGGGCCTTTGCCCTGCCGGAAACGTTCCAGGGTGGATTCCCGGACGCTTTCGGCAAGGGCGGCGTTGATGCTGCGGCGGTCGATTTCAGAAAAACTCCGGATTCTGCGAAGCATGGCGCGGGTATCCCCGTCCAGCCGGATATCGTACATTGCTTACATCCCCTCCATCTGCCTGCGGCTGAACAGCCGGGGATTCGATTGCACGGTAAAGCCAACAGCGGCGGCACTGGCGGGGTCCCCGTCTGCGTCGGCCCCGATGGAGACCCTGCCCTCCGCAACCATAGTAAGAAACTTAACCGCGGCATTGTAGCGGGTAAGATAGATTTTGGCTTCGCTGTCCTCATCAATGCCCATACGGGAGAACAGGTTATAGATTGCAATATCCTTGGAAAATTTGTTGATGACTTTCGGAACGGGGTTCAACGGGACGGCGTACCGTTTGGCAAGATAACCGTCAATTTCACCGTCCGCGTCGTCAATCGCCCCGTCGATCAGCGGCCCGATCATCGCGCTCCGATCTTCCGCGTCGTGGTAGGCGTCGCCCACGATGCTGTTCAGCGCGTCCTCCTTGAGCATTTCCCGGACTTCCGCCCGCGTGCTGTAACTCATGCCGCCCCTTCCTTCCGTCAGGCTTTCGCCGGGCTGGTCCCGTCGCTGCCATAGGCCATCTGCCAGAAGCCGAACCCGGCGTTCCCGCGGCAATCCGCACCGTAAAGGAACTTTTTCGACATGAACACGTTGTCGTCCGTTTCCGCAGTCTTGGAAACAAACTTCGCCTTCTTGCGCTCCTGGTAGATCAGCGGTTTCAAGGGCCGGGTGGTGCAGAGCAGGAACCATTCGGAGTCATGCCCGGCAAGCTGCGGAATCACCACGGGCTTCGCTGTGCCCTGCATGGTGTTCCTGGTGCCGTTGATGAAGTCGGCGATCAGGATGTCCCGCGCTTCCTTCTCCAATGCAGGCGGAACAAGCAGCTTGTCCGGAACAAGGTTCAAAGCGCGGCCCTTGCTGTTTGTCAGAGACATTATGGCGGCGCGGGCCTTGATGTAGGCGTCCAGGGTCAACTTGTCGTGGCTCATGTTCGACACAACTTTTCCCCCTACCATATGCCCGTCGGAAAAGAAGGGCTTGCCGTCAAAGCACAATTCCGTAAAACCGGCGGTGAGCAGATTGAACACCAAATCGTCCGGGTGCATAGCCGCCGACTGTGCCAGCATCTGAACATTGACGTTATAAAGGCCAATCTTGTCGTCCTCCACGGCGTCGCGGTCAATGCCAATCGTTTCCTCAAAGGACTTATTCTTAATGGTATAGCTGCTGCCGGCGATGTTCTGAATTTCACGGTCTCCAATCCATTCCCGCATACCGGGGATATCCCCCAGCCACGCGTAGGTTTCTGAGTCGGTGGTGGAGGGCACAACGGTGGCGATCTCCGTATAGAGGGGCTGCACCTCCGTCAATGCCTTGTTGAAGATCGTGTTGAACGCCGTATAAACGCCGCGTAGGGTTTGAGGGTTGATGATCATAAAAAATTCCTCCTAATCAATGTGCCGTTATGTCAGGTTGCAGCGGCAGGGCCGGTCAGCCCATAGCCGATTTCCACAGCGACGCCCGCGCCGTCCACCCGGACCACCAGCCCGGCAACGGAAGCTCCGTCTGCCAGGGCGGTTACGGTTTGATCGTCCTGGATGTAGCAGGGCTTGAGCAAGTGGGCCGCCGTTACCTTATTGGCGGCGGTCCCGGTATTGGCGAACACAAACACGCCGCGGCAGACGCGGACGGAAGCATCCCCGTCGCTGCCGGTGTTCGCCACCGTTTCCTCCGCGCGGCCCGCTGCCGTCAGGCCCGCCGCCTTCTTGCCCGGAATCGCATAGCCGTCCGCGTCCAGAGCCACCAATGCGCCCTGGTAGATCGTTACCCCACCCTTCACCGGCAGAACCAGCTGCCTGCCGCCGTTCATCAATTCTGCGGTATCCCGTGGGTTTGTCAATGCTCCCATATGTCTTAACGCTCCTTTCCGTACTGTTCCAAGTCCTCACGGCTTACGCCCAGCTGTCTGCAAACCAGCAGCGTCGCCTCATCCGGCACGTCCGCCTTCAGCGCCTTCATTCCACCGAAATCAAACTCGCCCATTGGAACGATCTGCGGGGCCTTTTCCACGAACGAGGCAAAGCCCGCCGGGTTATCCAGGGCGTAGCTCCGCGCCCACTCCTTCTGTGCGGAGGTGATTTTGCCCGCCTTCAGCGCAAGGGCGACGGCTTCCTCCGCCTCCCGCTGCTCCATCTGCTCTTTCAGCGTTTTCAGCTCCGCCAGCACATTCACGCCGTCAATGGTGCCGCCCTTCAACTCCATGATCTTCGCCGTTACATCCTCCGCCGGCGCTCCGGCCTTCAGGCCCAGCAGCTCGCAGACCGCCTTGTTGGCTACGGTGGTTTCGCTCTCCGCCTGCCTGCCTTCTTTGAGGCTCTTGTACTCCGCAAGCGCCGCTTTCAGTGCATCCAGGATTTCTTCCTCCGCTGCCTCCGGGCCAAGGCCCAGCAGCTCCGCCAATTTCTGCATATCCATCTTTTGTACTCCTTCCATTTTATATGATTCCGAATTGACAATCGGGGCCATGTGTTCAATCGCCGGGGTATTGGTCAATGCCAGGGAGTGGAGTTCCGTTGCTTTCCCGTCCGTCTTCCGCACGCTTACCACCGGGGACAGATAGCGGTATTCCCGGTTCTTCAGGTATTCCGCCCCGCGGGGCGTCCACTCTACCACCGCCTTGATGTTCCCATCCTCCAGTTTCAGTTCTTTCACCCATCCGGCGGCAGGGGCCTCCACACCCTTTAAGGTCTGATGTTCATAGTCCACCACCAGATCGACGCCGCGCCGGGCGATTGTTTCCTGCATCGACCGGAAGCTCTCTGCATCCACCTGGAACGCGCCCTTTGAACTGACGACGCGGCCCAGCGGCAAAATGGAGATGGTATCCGGCACTCCCGCCAGTTCCACACCGCCGCCCTTGAGAAACAAATAATCCTTCGTTTGCCTGCACCTCCTTCTTTTCCATACACGTGCGTTCTAACGCCGTTAGAACGCACCATGGCGGCTTTTCTCCTTCCGCGCCGTGGAATTTACCAGCCAGACGCTAACCGCCGTTCTGCGCCCTTTTCTGGCCGTTCTCCCGCTCCCGTGCCCGGTACGCTTCCGCCAATGCTTCCGGATACCCTTCCAGGTCTGGCTGGAACGGGACCTTCGCCGGGTTCGTGCCGAAATGCCGGTCCGGCTCCACCGCCGGAAACTCCGTTTCCACCGTCAGGCCCCGCTGCTCCACCTGACGCTCAGACAGCGCCGTTACCGTGCAGCGGCACTTGAACCCGTTCGGCGGGAACCAAACGTCCCAAACGGGAGAATCCGCCGGAAACACCCGTCCGTTCATCTCCAAGTGGGTGGGACGGGTGTGGGCGTCGTCCACTGCGTTGTACCGCCAGTACGGGCGCAGTTCCTTCACCGTGGGGTCCGTCATCCGCCGGTAATGGCCCACGTTGTAGGCCGTCTGAATATTCGTGCGGAAAATCAGCTCCATATGTACCGGAGACGGTCCCTCATAGCCTTCCGATTCCAGGAAATCGCTCATGCTTTCCTGGAACTCACGGAGCGTACCCCCTTCTTCCAGCGCCACCAGCAGCTTATCGTAGAACCGTTTCAGAATTTGCGCCTTGGTATAGCCGCTGACGGTGAAAGCGAGGGAACGGTATTCCTCCGCTATGGCGTAGAATACTGCCGCTGAAACGGGTATACGCTGCTTGAAATAGTCCTCCGCTTCCTTGAACGTCATATCCTTTCGGTTGAGAATCCCATCAATCCCGTCCATCTTCCAGAGCCCTCCCTTCCAGGTCCGCATACAGCATCGCCTTTTGAAGCAGGTCCTCCACCTGGGACACGTCCATGGACCGGTAGAGCTTCGCCACAGCCTCCCGGTCTTCCAGCATGGCACGCAGTTCTTCCAGACTCTCCGCCTTCTTCACCGCCGCCAGCACCGGTGCGAACGCCTTTTGAAAACTGCCCGCGCCGTGCTGTATGGCGGCCTCTGCCAGACGGTCTATCCGTCCCTGTGCGCTGGGTTCCGCTTTCAGAACAGCGGCGTTTCCCGGAAGCTCCCGCTTGAACGGCAACAAGCCCGAACCCGGAGAGGGCGGAGAGGCGGTTTCTTCTCCGGACTCCGGTTCCGGAATGCTGAACTTTTTGTAGATGTACCTGACGGGCACCTGAAGTCCGACTTTGCCAATCAGCATATCGAGGATGCGGGCGGTCTGTTCCAGGTCTTCCGATTCCTCGCAGTCAAACTGAATTTTGGGGATGCGTTTTTCTTCCGCAAAATTGAAGACGCACAAGGGCCGAATGAGGTCTCGCCGGAGGGTAGACGCCAGAGCCTTGCAGTCGGCTACCGTCAGATCGTGCCGCACATCGTTGTGGGTCTTGCTCTGTGCATAGCTGCCGCCGCCGGAATCCGAGGTCAGCGTCTGACCAAGCACCGCCTTGCTCATCTGTTCGTCGCAGTACCGCGCCAGACGTTCATACAGGTCCGTGGAACCCGTTTTCTCTGTGGTGATGAAATCCAGGCTCGTCCCGTCTGGGATGATGCCTGCCGCGTCCGCTCCGATCTGGACGAGCGCACGCATAAGGGCCAGCTTGTCTTCCTCACTCGCACCCGGCGCGTACTTGCCCAGACGGAGCGGGAGTCCGTAGACTTCCGCGAAACTCACCCAATCCTTCAGGTCGTAATTCTTAAACAAGTACATCCAGGCCACCACCCGGAGGATGCCCGCCCGGGAGGCGTGCCCGCTGCGGGCCTTGTAGCGGTGGATAATGAATTTATTTGCCGGGAGCGGCACGCCGTCCGCCGCCTCCTGCGTCCGAACCTTGAACGTGTCGTCCAGGCTGTCCCAGAAGAACCGCTTCTGGTGCCGGGACTTGATTTCATGGACTACCGTATGGCCTTTGATGTCTTGGTCCCACATGAGTTCCGACACGGCAAAGCCTTTGCCGATTGCATCCAGCAGGTCGTTCTCCATGTCCTCAAACCCTTCGATACCCGTCAATTGTTCTTCAATAAAAGCCGCGATCTCCTTGTCCCGTGGTTCATCGCTGAAGGGAATGATCTCGAAGTCCAGACCCGTAACGGCATTCTTTCGCGTCTGAAGCTGACTGAACAGGTGCGGGTCCTTTTCCTCCATTTCCTCAAACAGCTCCATTTGACGCAGCACGTCGCCCGCGTCCGCTTCCTTCAGGATTTCCGCCAGCTTTACCGGCGTTAGGCCGCTGCTGGGATAGCCGCTGTATTTGTCCGTTACGTGCGCTACGGCGATTTCCCGCATGTCCGGGCGCGGCGTAGGCCGGGCCTGAACATACCAGAGTTGTCTTTCGTTCCTCATTCCGCCGCCTCCTTTACCCGCCGCCGGGCTGTTTCAAAATAACCGGGCTCCAATTCTATGCCGGTAAATCTCCGGCCCGTGTTCGCGCAGGCAACGCCGGTGCTGCCGCTGCCCATGAATGGGTCCAGAACCGTGCCGCCCTCCGGGCAGATTGCAAGCAGCTTTTCCAGCAATTCAACCGGTTTTTCGGTTTGGTGATGTTTCTGCTTCGTGCTCACGCCCGGAATGTGATAACATCCGGGCAACGCCTTGAATCCCGGCGTCCAATCCACCGGCAGACGCCCGTTGGAACCCCACACGACGTATTCGCAGTCATTGCGAAAACGTCCGGGCTGATTCCGCGACACGCCTTTGTTCCATACAGCAATCCCGCGCCAAATCCATCCGGCGGCTTGGAGCGCGTCTGTAAGAGCCGGAAGATTCCGCCAGTCCACAAATACAGCGGCAACTGCGCTTGGCCTGCATTTTTGCCGCACTTTCGCCAAAACCATCCGCATGAATTCCGTAAAGCTGCGCTGGTCCATGTTGTCCCCGCTGAAATTCTGGAACCGGGCTGCGCCGTTGTAATCATTGTCACAGTACTTCGCGCGTGTGCTGGCTTGGCGATCACTCACATACAAGCCCCCAGACGAATACGGCGGGTCCGTCAGCATCATATCCACGCTGCCGTCCGGGATATGTTCCACCAATTCCAGGCAGTCGCCGCATAGCAAAGTGGTTTCTGTCATTTACCGATGTTCCTCCGTCAATAAGCTCCGCTCCGGAATTTCATGCCGCGGGCGGCGACACTCCGGTATTCCAGGCTGCCGCCGGTTTGGATGCCCAGAGCCAGCTTCACCGCCATTTGCAGGCCGTCCGGCGCGTCGTCGTTTTTCCCCATCGGGTATTCCGTCATTTGGTGCAGCAGCGTTTTGTGTTTCCGGCTGAATTTGAGGTAGCCGTTTTTCACAAACGGCTGCAAAGACTGGATGCGGGCGTCCTTGTTCTGCGTGCTGTTGATTTCCTCGACCGGAAGATATTCCCCCGCCTCCGCCGCACGCTGCCGCATGATCTCTGCGAAATAATATTGGAACTGTACCGTTTCCACGCCGAACTTGTAATAGGGCCGCTTATACTCCCGTTCCAGGCGGCGGCTCGATTCCAGCGCGTCCTCAATGATCTGGTCCGGTTTCCGCCGGTCGATATCCGCGATTACCACGTAGAGATATCCTGTGACGGTATCCTTCGCAAGAGCAATAATGGAGCTGGTGTCCGCCTTCCGGTTCTTACCCAGAGACGGGTCGTTTGCGCCCACAAACAGGAAGCGCGGGTCGGAAAAATCCGGAGGCTGCTTGCCATCATCGTCCCAGAAATCAAACCATTCCTCCTGGAACGTGCAGTTTGCCGGGTCGATCGGGTCATTCTGGATTTCGCTGTTGAACGCCGCGGGACCGATGTTGATGCGCTTGCACATCAACGCGTAGTAGCTGTTTTTCTCCTCCCACAGAACTCGCGTGCCTTCCAGCATTTCCGCACGGTTTGCCTCGAAAAACGCCAGCGCCGCCTGTTCATGTTCCGGATTCGACAGGTCCGTATACAGCTGCTCCCATGCCTCCCACAGCTCCGTATTCTCCGCCCAGCTCAGTACGCCCTGGTATTTCCGCGTTTTGTACTCCGGCTTTTTGAAAACGTTGGCAAGCAGGGAATCAAAGTGCAGCAGCGTCCCGATATACACGATATCCGTGTAGCTGTCCCCGCACTCGCTCACCGCCTTGTTGTACCAGCCCAGCAGTTTCCGCCGCTGTTCCGGCGTGTTTACGTTTTCGTCGTTTTCCAGGTCGTCGCACACGATCAGGTCCGGACGCCACTGCTTATGACGGCGGCCCCGGATTTTCTTTCCGGAACCAATTGCCTCGATCTTCGCCCCATTGGACAGCAGGATTACCGACGATTTCCACACACGGCCCCGCAGGTCTCCGAAATCTTCCCGCAACAGCGCATTTTCTTCCAGCTCCGTCTTGATGTCCTCCAGGAACCCTTCCGCCTGTTCTGAACTGTCTGAGAGGATAATTTCATAATGCTTATAGGCGTATACCGCCGCGTGGATGGAGTCCTTGAAAGTGAAGGTGGTGCTTTTCGCGTGCCCGCGTGGGGCCTCGATTGCCCGCCTGCATCCCGCTGCGCGGCTGATTTCCTCCGCCGATTCCATCGGGTTCAAGCCCTTCATCACGCCGTTACGCCAAATTTCGTCCAGCTCGTTGTGGAAGGGAGGGGACGGGTTTGTAAAATAGTGCGCCAGATACGCACGCCCGAAATATTCCAGGTCTATCGCACCCAGCTTCCGCCGCAGGCCGTCTGGGCCCGCCAGCGGGGTTCCTTCGTGATACGCCTGCATGAGCGCCGCCCGGCACTCCGCAAAGCCTTCGTTTCGGACAACATATTTGAGAAAAAGGGTTTCCTGGTACTCCCGGCTGGCGGCAGTTTCCGGGTCTTCCGCCTCTCCAAGCGTCCCATAATATTGATCAAGATCAATCTCCGACATCTGCAACTACCTTTTCCCTCGCCCGGCCCAAAACGTCGCGCAGCTCGCCCGCCAGTTCCGGATGCTGCTTGATTGCTTTCAATAGCTCCGCTTCCATTTGGTCAAATGCCAGCTCCGCTTTCTTCTTCAGCTCCGCACGGACCCGCCGCTCATAGGTGGCGTTCCGTGCCAGGGACGCAAGAAGCCGCCCCGCCTTGTCCAGCGGCATTTCCAGAAATTCATCCTCCGCTGTACTCACACGCTGCATCAGGCCGTCCACAAGCACAATTTCCGCCGCCTTCGTATAATCAAGGTCCGGATGCTCCGACACTGCCTGGGCGATCATCTGCGTATGACGAAGCGTCTCAACAACCCGGTCCGCCGCCTCCCGCGTCCGCATGGAATACCGGCCAATCGCCGACTTGCTGATTTCATACCCTTTGCTTTTCAGCCAATCGGACAACTCGATAAAGGTTTCCAGTTTCCGGGACAGCTTCAAATCCAGCTGCTGCCGAACGGGTTCCGGCAGGCTGTCGATGGAAGAGTGTACCCGCCCCTTTCGCCGCTTCTTCTGCGTCTCAGACATCAATACCGCCGTCCCGGATGGTGTCTTCTACCAAGTCCACGCCTTTCTTGGTCAGCTGAATCACGCCGTCTTTCCGGTAAACCGTATACGAGTTGACGGAACGGTCCGGATAGGAAATATAACCGCCATCTTCCAGATACTTCAAATATTTGCTGATATCCGGCGTCATAATCAGATTGTCCGCCATAAGGGCGTTGCTGATCTGATGGACCAACAGGGACCCGTTGTGTCCGCGGGCCAGGGACCGTATGATGTAACCCCGGATTGCCTTGTTTTTCTTTACCTCCTGTTCCGTGTTTTCGTCTAAAAAAGCCATACGTTACCCATCCTTTCTGAAAGATGTAATCAGCTGGAGAACTTGGTCCAGCTTTTGATCTAAGCCGCTGATATTGTGGTCTACACTGTTCATACTCCGGATAAAATCTTCACGCAGGGTATACACCAGCGGCATGTCGCTTTTCAGATCGTTGAAATGCTTTGTCAGCTCCTTGACCTCTTGTTCCCGCTTTCGCGTTTCTGCCTGAATATCCGCCGCGTTCCGTTTGTCCGCGTCTTCCAGCGAACTAAGCGTCCGCTTCATGAAGTAGGTCAATGCGCCCACCACCAGCGTACACAGCAGCGACGCCGCCGCGCCGATCACAGCAGTCACTTGTGTAATATCCACGAAGCCCTCCTTATGCGTCTGGGTCTCCGGCGGCTTCCGGCGCGGCGGCAGCGGGGCCTCTCTCCACAACGGCCCCTTCCAGAAGCGCCGGGAATGAGCCGTTCTGTTTCACCTTCAGCACCGCGTCCTCAATGCACTGCTGCAGATAGCGGTCGAAGCTGCCCATATGCGTTGTAATGACACGCTGCGCCTCCGGCCTGATTTCCTCCTTGACCTCCGAAAATACCTTGCGGCCCAGTTCCAGCAGCTTTTCACGGTCCCCCGTTCCCGCCTTCACCAGCTCCCGCAGCTCACGCGCCGCCGTCTGTTCCGTGTGGTTCACCGCCAGCGCCGCAAGGCGTTCCACGTCATCCAGCGCGTTTTCCAGTGCCTTCCGGCCTGCCTCCGCCTTGAGCTGCGCCGTCTGCTCCCGCAGCTTCGACGTGCCGATGCGGATATAATACACTGCATACGCCCCCGCAAGGGACAGGATTGCAAGTGTAAAATTTACCAGCAGTTCCCCTGCCGCATTTGTAATTGCTTCCATTCTCCGTTCCCCCTGTATAAAAAATTAAGAGTACAAGCATAGCTTGTACCCTTAATTCTAATGGTTGAATCTTTGTATAGATATATGTAGTGTTTCTAAGACTTAAATTTTTTCTGGCGGCGATTCAAGGGAATCAAAAATATCGACCTGCCCTTCGAGATGCCCTTCACCGCACAATTGCTGAACCAGCCGGACAGTGACGTTATATTTTTGAGCGAGTTCCATATGGTTAAATCCGTTGAATTCCTCGCAAATATGCTTGTTACGGACGGGGCGGACGACGCTTTCCGCCAACGGAATGTAAAGCGTTGTGCCGCCAACCGCTTCCGCCAGCTTGTAGAAATTTTCTGTTCCAATCGCTTCCGCAATCTTGCGGTAATGTCCGATCGGAATCATATCAAGCCTTAACTCCTTTGAAAACGATTTCTTGGAAAATTCATTCACTGCCCGCGCCCCCTTCCGCTATTCCAGCGTCTTATACAGCTTTCCCAGAATTCCAAACATCTGACCAACGGTTACACGGTCGCCGAACCGGCTCCGCCACGCCTCCGGAGAATCAATCACCCCGGCTGCTACAAGCCGGTCCAGACCTTCCGTCTGGTAGGCCGGATAGGCCGGGCCTGCCGCCGCTGCGGGCGGGCTCTCCGGTACTTCCTGCGCCAGAATTCCCCTCAGCAGTTCCAGAATGTTCGCCCCATACCCCTTGCCCGGCACGGCCCAGCCCTTGCCGGACGGATTATCCGACGCGCCCAGCCATTCCACCCATGGCGCCGTGCCGCGGGCAACCAGGGAGAACCGCGGGTCGGCGCAGGCGTTTGATAGTGGGGCCGTGGATGCATACGCCTTCAGATGCTGGATTTGCGCCCGGACACCCGTGCGCGGGTCCGGGAAGCTCGCCGCCGTGCCCTGGGCGTTCCCATTCAGCGCACCCAGCCCCGCGTAATTGTTTTGAGTTGGAAGCACGATGCCGCCGTAACGGAAGAAGCCCGTTTCCAGAAGGCTTTGAGCGAACGCCACGTCGCCGCGGACGCCCTCCGCCCTTCCTTCCGCCAGAAACAGCCCCGCCAATTCCTCCACGGAACAGCAGGTCAGCAGCGGCGCGGGGTTCCGGCTCCGGCAGTATAGCGCCATCTGCTGCGCCGTCGCCTGGGCCGCGCCCATGATCGCCGTCCGGCCCTCCGTAGCGGAGGACGATTCTATCTTGAAATAGGCCGCCAGCGTATCCGCCTCCGCTTCCGCAAGTAAATCCAGGTTCCCGTCATCCAGCAGCCATTTGGCTGCGGCGGCGTTTGTGTGGAAGCTGTGCTCCACCAAAAGATACAGCGGAACGCCCGCCGCACGCGCCCCGCGCATGACGCCGTAATATTCACCCCCGGCGCTGTTTTTCCGGATTGCCGTTCGGCCCGCCTGCTTCGTTCCCATCCGCTGCCCGATCATGCGGGCAAAACCCAGCGCCAGCGTATCCGCACCGTTAAGATTGTCATAGGCCCGGTACACCACCGGATAGTCCACACTCTCTGTCCCGCAGGCGTTGGAGTGCAACGATAGGAACAGGTCGCAGCCCTTCGCCGCCTTACCCCGGTCGTACACGTCCATGGCAGTGTCAATGCTGGGCCGGGTGGTGACAACCTCGAACCCCCGCGCTTCCAGCCTGGCTTTCAGCTTCCGATGCAGCGCCCAGACCATGACGCTCTCATAATAACCCTTCACCACAGGACTTTGGTTGTACCGGGAACCGGTGTGCCCCGCGTCCAGACAGATTTTGATCTTACTCATTTTCCGCTCCTTCTTCCTCTCCGGCATGGAAGATAGGTTCCCCATCCGCCTCGTTGATCTCCGGCTCCTGCGCCGGAACCGTCTGGATGTTCTTCTTATCCGCTGCCATGCTATGGCCTCCTTTCAATTCTTCCGGCGGCTCTCCGCCGCCTCCTGTTTCCGATGGAACGCCTGCGTTCCCGCCAAGGTGTCCCGGCTCGCACGCAGTACCAGCGTCTCCCACAGAAGAATGGATGCCGACAGAAGTTCCATTTCCTCTGCCCGCGCCCATGCTGCTTTTTCAAGCTCCGGCATTGGCCGTCCCAGTTCCTTCCGTGTTGCCTCGATCTCGTCCAGCAACATACTTCGGGCCATTGACAGCGGCAGAGGCGGCGGAGCTGCCGGATTAACTTCTGTTGAATGGTGGATATCCATTTTCTCGCAGAACAGTTTTTCCAGCATTTCAGACGATTTGCCGCCCCTTTCCACACTAGAAATATGAGCGGGCGTGACGCCCAGAATTTCACCCAATGCCGCCTGTGTCATCCCGCGCCGCTTCCGTTCTGCCTTCATCATTGCGCCAAAATTATTCGTACTCATTCCCGCCGCCTTCCTTCCGTGCCATCCTTCGCTTCCAGCCGCAGCCGGTCCCGGTAATAGTTTAACGCCCGTTCCGTCTGCGCCATTGCTGCGGCGCTGGCAACCCGCCCGCCCAGTGCCGCCCGTTCTTCACGACTCCCTTTCCCGCCCGTTACGTTCGGTATTTCCGCCACGGCCTCCGCCTCGATCTCCGTCAGACGCCGCGCCACCGGCGCGGGCAACTTCCGGTAGTGAATGCCCAAAAACACCAGACCCGTCTCCACGCTGATATCCGCGCCCCCGCGCTGGATGGTGCGCTGCATCTCCAAAACACCCTCCAACGCCGCCAGAACCGCCGTCCCGTTCATGACACGCCTCCTTCTGAATCCGGCTCCCGGATATCCTCCAGAATATGTGTGCGTGGAATGTACACCCGGTTTTCCGCCTGACGCTCCATCTTCCGTATGTTGCCGAGAACCTGTTCCAATTCCTTGATGACAGCGTGATTTTCCCGTATCCATGCCACCAGGGGCCCCGCTTGTTCCAGCGTATCCTTGGCACTTCGCCGCTTCCGGCGTACCTCCCGGAGCTTCCAGCCCAGCCGGACGCAGCTGTCCGCGTCGTTCTCCCACAGCTCGAAAGCATGGAAAATATCCTGAGACGCTGCCTCCGCTTCCGTCCGGTCCGCCTGCGCCATCCGGGAGCGTTCTTCCATATCCCGCAGATACGCCAGAAACGCCTCCAGACCCTTACTATACTTTACCGCTTCCATTCGCCCCCTCCTTCTGTTCCCGTGCCAGCATTGCCTTTAACGCCTCGATCAGCTTCACGCACTGCGCCGCCGTCAACCATTCTTCTCGCTCCACGCGGAACATACGCTTCGCAAGGCCGTTGACCTGGGCGGGACTCCAGCCCAGGTCCTGCGCCAGCATGTAGATTTTCCGGCGCAGCGCCGCCGTGCCCGGCACGCCGCCTTCGTCCGTGCGCTTCCGGGTTCGCCGCCCGGCGGAGCTGTCCTTCATTGCCTGGAGAACCTGAGCAACCGCGTCGATCTCCTTCTGGCTCATCTTCCTCATAGACTCTTTCCCGGTCTCCCGGTAGATCAATGCATAAAGGTCCTCGTCCTCCATCTTCAGCTCCGGCGATTTCGCAATCGCCCAGAGCATACGGATGGTGGCGTGCCTGTACCCTGTTCGCGCCGCCGCCGTTCTACATACCCCCTCTCAACCCCCTGCCTTGATCTGTTCCAGCTTTGCGATATTTACCTCGTAGCCGAAAACATCGTTCTGTTTCCAGGTGGCTCCTACCGCGTTTACGGTATCCTCACCGTATTTTTTCAGGGCCTCTTTGCTCACTTTCTCCTCAATCACGATACAATCCATCATATTCCGCGACTTTAAGCGGCGTATGATTTCCTCCACTCTTTCCTTCGCCCGCGGGATGGAAATGGAAGTAGACTGCCGGAACCCTACTTCGCCGAAAGTAAGCGTCATGCTCTTGCCTTTGCCCATTTCCTCCCGGTGTTCCGTCACAAATGCCTTGATCTCGCGCTCCAGCCGCGACTGTGCGTCCTTAATCGGGCGGCTCTGTTCCTCCGCCGCCTTCTGCGCCCCGATGATCTGTTTCTGCATATCGCTCTCAATGTCGCCCAGCGCGATCTGCGCCTCCGCCAACTGCCGCAGCGCGTCGTTTACATCTTCCCAGGATTGAAGACGCGGCGTTTCGATTACCCGTTTTCTTGCCATGATATGTACTCCTTTCGTATTCTCCTGCGCCTTCCGGCGTCAGGGATATAAAATGTATTCCTCCGTAAACAGCATGTAAACGCCCAGCGGCAGCGTCAGCAGAATTACCGTCGCGTCCCGTTCTTCCGGCGTTTCGCCCGCCAGTATC